TCCGATACCAGCTTCGGGTGTGAGTCTTACAAAAACTCTGTCACCTTCATCATTGGAAGGAACATAGGCGACAAGGCCGAAAGGTACTTTAATTGCCGGTAAAAAAGAGAGTGGCCTTTCTTCTCTAATTTCAGAGAGAATCATCATGCTGCCCCCTCCGCGATTCGGATTGATAATTACGTCACCGGGGATGAATGTCTCACCCTCAAATTCAAATTTACCCCCCCCCGTAACTTTTTGAGTAGGTTGCATACTTTCTTCTTTCACGATTTTTACCATGTGTCCTTCGGGCACTTCAACTGTTACTGTTCTCATTTTAATTTGATTTTAAACTGGTTATTGTATTCTATGTATTTTTCCGGGCAGGTTGTTTCTATAATTCCGTTCATTGTAGGAATACGAAACAACTTGCCGGATTTATGAAGCTCTTTTTCAAGCTGTTTTGCTTTATGTAAAGCAGCCAAAGAACGTGTTTCATTTTCGATCAGTTCTTTAGCCGCTGTGATACTGTTACTAATTTTTTCACATGAATCCATTACTTGACTTCTTCTGCGTATGGAGTATCGTCTTCCTCAAAATCGTCCGGTTTCTGACCTTGTGCCTTTTTCCAGTCTTCAAACATTTCATCATCCAACTGGCTCTCTGTTTCAAGAACTTTAATCATGGAATCTGAAATGCCGGTTTTGGGCAGGAATTTGAAAGCCCAGTTCACGATTGTTTTTCGAGCCATTTCTTCAAAGTCTGTGTCCCACGGAGATTGCTTGCCTTTCTTGACAGCCTCACTACGACTTTTTATTTCTTCAATACGTGCTTTGGGCATTGCATCGAATTTTACAACACCGGAAGTCAAGACTGCAAAATAGTAGCCTCCAAGAAGATCACCACGTTCTCCGAATACATTGGGTTTGTGGATGATAGTGCCACCGGTACCTTTTGTCATGCTGAACTCGTCATTAGCATAAACCAAATCAGAATAAATATCTTTTACAACGCCGGTGCGGATCAAAATATCAACTTTCCCCATATATGAAGCTTGGAACTTCACTTTGCCTTTGTATGGTACAAGATACCCCAATCTTAGTTCAGGATTGAGTGTCAGACCGGTAAGAGAAACGTTTTTGATTGCTTCGACAAGATGATCGGGATATTGCCGGGCACAGTCAATCAAATAAGGATTATTCAACATTGCCTGCATAGCGAAATTGACTTCACGGGCAAATTGCTGTTCTGTGCCACCAGCTGCTATAAATGCCTTTTTAGGGGAGATAAAACAACTTTCCAATCCTTTCAGTTGTACTGGAAAGGCTGGTGGGGCAGAAGGAACGGGCGGTTGTGGTGTGGAAGGTGTTGGGGAGACCGGTTCTGTTTTTGTTGGTGAAGGAGCATTGTGTTGTTCCATTCCCAAGTTCCCTTGTTGGGGGGATTGATTCTCTGTTTTACTCATTGCTCTTGATTATTATAAAAGTTAAACATCTTGTTCTTTTCAAATGCAGGTGTGTCCGGCACCATTATTCTTCGCCCTTTGAATCCCGGCTGAATAAATATCTGTGCACCGTCAAAATCATTGTTTTGTGTACAGTAAACATGCTGGTCTAACAATTTCTTGAATGCCAATGCACTTGCACCCATTTTCACAATTCCGTCTTCCAAATGGAAAGCCCAGTTAGCTGCACTGACAAATACTGCGTCATAGGGAGCTATCTTTTGTTGCATAACCCAGTAGAACTCCTTCCATACTCCAGTACGTTCATGTTCAAAAAACTGGTAGAAGGCTGCCGAAATACCGTAATGAAATTTGGCAATAGTCCGGTTAACTGTTTCTTCATGAAGATCATCAACCGCCAATGTTTTCCAGTCGACAATTTTCTTGGCCGTTTCCACATCAGGGCGATATTTGAACTTGCATCCTTCGTATTCAACGAAATGGCTGACTTCGGCTTTTCCCCATTTTAATATCTGCCTGATCTGTTTGGAGGTGTCCCGGCAATTATTAAGAAGCTCATAAACCATTGTTTCAACCAATTGTATATCGGTTGTGCTTGTCAATGTTTTACCGGGATTTGATTCTTTGGACTCTATTAGTGCAATCTGATATTTTTGGGTGTCTCGTCCATACGGACAGCCGGTTTTAGGATTTATAGGCGGCTCAAATACAAGAAGGTTGTTTCGCCACTTGTCAAGTTTTCCAGTATTAACAAGGCTTTCCATTGCATCATGGTACAGTGAACCTTTTTCAGAGGCTTCAATACTTATCTCAAATAATTCTGGGTGCAATGCCTTGTATCGGGCAAACTTTGGGGACACCATATAATCTTTAATCTGCGTACTACTTAGGAAATCTTTGAATCTTTCTCCACGGTGGTATTCTTCATTTGGCAGATCGTAAATTGTATCTTCTATATTACTCATATAATGAATTTGGAGTTTTACAAAAAACTCCCTACTTTCGCAAGCAAGGAGCCAATAACTAACTAAAAAACTTATTCATCACTTGTGGATAGTAATTCTTTGTAATTCTGTAATATGTATTCTTTTTCTTTATCTGTAAAAGAATAGGCTTTAGCCATAAATTTCATTGCCATATCCTCATTGTGATCGGAAAGGGGATAATAGTCAGTAGCGAATTTGTAAGTAAGCCTATTCAATCGCTCATACTTAACTTTGACCTCCTTAACCCATCCGCTTATCTCCGAGATGATGCCGGACGCTTCTTGCATCTTTTCGTCATATTCCTTTTGGTCTTTTGCTGCTTGTTCTTTCATAACCTTGTTCTGTGCGGCAAAGTTTGAAATCTTAGCATATAGTTCATCCGAATAAGCCCATCCTGAAATGATGTCAAAATCAGAGTTCCCATTAAACTTGTATTTCTCACTCTTTTTAAGGAACTTGTAATCACTCCCAAGTTTATTCCAATCGTAATCAACCTTTCGCAATGACTTCGCGCTTTTCAGAATTTCAGCAACCTTAGTCGCTTCATTAATGTCAGTAAACGCAAAACCATCCAAAAGCGGAATTGAGAAGTACTGAATATCAGCAGGCTCAATTTCAAATAATTCGGGAATTTTGGGTTTATCCATGATTTTGATACCTTCCTCCATCATGCGGAGTTTAATCAATTTCTGTACATCTTCCTCCGTTAACGCAAGAATCTCTTGATCGGTCATTTCTGTAAATCCTTTCATACTTTTAGCATTTAAAATGTGTTCCCGTCCGCGTTCCGATGGATTGTTGGCCGTAGCTTTTTAGCGGTGACCGCTTCTTGCGAAGCACGGGTATATATATCATTTAAAGTATCTATTCAGTTAAGAATGTATTTATAAACGCCCTACGTTTACTTTGTCATAATATAAGTTGTTTTTGATAACTTAGTGATTCGTGTGCTGCATCTTCTTATTGGCAGTCCGTATTCACACTCTTTTCACTAATCCGCTTTGGCTACTTTGTCGGTCTATTTCGCCCTTTAGATAAGCAGTAAACCTTGTTTTAAGTCTTTATTTGTTCAGACTATACAATATGTCAAAGAACGTTTTGTTAGTTCCCGGAAAGACGGCCAAATCCGTCCGGGATTATTTTCTTTCCATGAATTTTCTCAAAGCTGATTTGGTAAAAATGAGACTCTTGCCATTTTTGGTGTGAGGAATATCATGTATTCGATTGTATAAGGTTTGCAACTTCCATCCGAGAAATACAGCAGCTTGTTTGGCATTCAAATACTCTTCGGTTTCAGCAGTCGCCATTTCAGTTACAGCCTTTCTCACATCATTGCGAATAAACTTGTGCAGTTCTTCTGCAATCATTTTGGCATCTGAACGGTTCATTTCTTTATCGCTTCGATGGTTATCTGATTTTTATCTTTGTCGATGGATATTGAATATCTTTCAACGTCTTCACGGGGATCAGTAAAAGCTAATTGATAGGCGTAGCTTCTTGCATTGACGCAATCCTTGTAAGAATCCAGCTGCATTACTTTGGAAGAACCAGCTTTAATGCTTAGAATATCTTTCTTTGTTACTTTCATATTATTTTCTATTTTATACTTAAATTTTCCACAAAAAATTTGCATAAAAGAAAGCTAACAACTACATTTGCCAATGAGATATGTAGTAAGTGGCTTTTGAAGTCGCCAGCTTTCTTGTTGTTCAAACTTACACTCTTTGTTTGTTTGACGTTGCAAATATACTTCATGTTTTCAGAAGTACAATAAAATACTTCTTAAAATTTGTAGTATTTCGTATGTTATAAAACATGTTTTAATGTAAGTTGTTGGTTTATAAAATGTTATACAAGTGAGGTTTGCGTAAAAAGAAAGCTTTCTGAAAAAAAAGTAATGTCGTTCTATTAGTATTGTAATAATTGAAGAAGTAAAAGACGATCTCATTCGGTAAGGTGCTGGATTGCTGCATAGTTAGCCCTTAGACGGTTTCCCGTTTTTGCTATATGCAGCATAAGAAATGTCTCGTTCGTATAAGTACGCCGTTCTTAGCTGGCCGGGCATTAACAAGTTACCCGACTTCCCGGATTTTTCGCTTACTTGTAGCTGTGCAGGCATCCCGGTTTCGTTTGCCTCTCAATATCGCACGCCCTTCGCAGTATTGAGTTGTAAGAGTGTAACCCTCTGTCTCTCCGCTATGCGGCCTACCGCCGATTACACAATGTGGAGAAAAAGAAAATCCGCAAATAGGTAGCAGCTATTTACGGATTTCTATATATAAACTCCAAGTAGGATGTTTAATCAATTTATGTGGTAATACTGCTACTATTACGGATGCAAATATACTACTTAATTTATGAAGTATGCAAGAAGTTGACGATAAAAAATTGAGTGATCTCTCAAAAAGGTTTTTGCAAGCAATTTCATATTGTGGTTTGAGTGGATATAAATTAAAGAAAGACAATATTATATCCAGTGAATCAACCCTTACCAGTATAAAAAAAGGGATTCAGTTGCCAAGTAAAAAAACAATTGATGCTTTTTGTGAGAAGTATGATGTGAGCAGAGCATGGCTATATACTGGAGAAGGTTTGTTTGCAAAGACTCCATCAGGACAAATAGAACCTTCGGAGAAGGATATTAGGGATGCTCTGAAAAATGCAAGAATGCAATCAGACTCTACGATTAGTAAAGTAGCTCCTTATCTTCAAGATATTCTTGTAAAAGTAAAATATGTTCCGATGGATGCTGCGGCTTCATTTGTCGAAAGCTTATATAATACAGCTTATGAAATTGATTCTTATGGTGTCATGCCGGAAGAAGGTGAAGTGCTTGATGATTCTTATATGGTCTTTCAAGTACGTGGTGACAGCATGGAGCCAACTATACCGGACGGAGCTAAAATTCTTGCTCGCAAAATAGAAGAAGGTTTGTGGGAAAGCGCGTCAGGAGTTGTGAGTATTGTATATGGGAAAACACTTTCAGTCAAGCGGATATTAAAAAACAGTCTTTTCTTGGATAATGTGCTGACTTTAAAGGCTGATAACCCCAAGCATGGCCAGTTAGATGTCGAGAGAAGAGAAATAAGGGGGATGTGGCAAGCATTACGCATAATAAGTCAAAAGATTATTTGATATGGAAGAAAGGGCTATTGACAGATTACGAAAATTTGCAAGGTATGCACGTGATAAGGGAGTTGTCAAAGGCGAGAACTCGTTTGAGGCTTATTGTGAATTATCAAATAGATACATTTATAATTCCATAAGGAACGGGAAGGGGGCTATTGGAACTGATATAATAGCTCGTATTGTGGATAAGTTCCCGGAATTGAATGTGAAGTGGCTTTGTACTGGCAAAGGGAATATGATTGAGACGGATATTGATGCGAATGTCAACTACAAAGCAGCTTATGAAGGTGCGATGATGCAGATAGAAGCACTGCATAAAATTATAGAAGAAAATAAGCGGAGATGATATA